CTTTTAGTTTAGAATTTTCTTCTTTAGCTGAATCTAACATTCTTGCTAATCTGATATTCAAATTGTGTTTATCGACATTTTCAGATGTTAATCTATCTACCTCAGCTAACGCCTTGCGTAGCTCGATATTCTTTTTTAATGATGGTTTCATAATTTTATTTATTAGTTTATTTTATCTCCTAATATCTTAATGATAATAAGTATGTTAGTTACTAATGTTATTAAGTACATAGCATTATTTTTATATTTTTTCATAATTCAAATGCTTTATTAATATTAGTTCTTATTATTTCAGACTTAGCTTGTCTATCTACCCATTTTTTACCACGTAGTCCTACGTACTCATTTTGCAGAGCACGAGAACAACGTTCTATTGATTTGGGTTTGGGATATATTTTATGTTTGAACATATTTTCTAGGACTTGTAGTCCAGAAATATTTTTGTCATCAATACATTCCCATATTATTCGACCGACTAATCGTTGGTCGTCATCACGGTATTTATTATCCGTGTCGTTTAAGAGTATGTTGTATACTCTTTCTTTTACAGTCTTGCCCATTACTTTTTGATAAAGTCACCAAGCTTGTTCATAGCAAACTGGTAGTTATTGACTTGCTTCTTTTTGAACTGTAAAAGATACTCTTTTATAAACTTACGTTTACGTTTGTTATACCTTGCATTAAGATCATCAATCCATTTTTGCATCTTGATAAAACTATTATCAAAGAATATTGCATTGCGGGTTTGACCATCAAGCATTGTAACCTTTAGGTTTATTTTATCAACCTTGTTGATAATATCGTGAGAATATTCTCTACGAAATGCTTGGTGTGCCCTCTCGTATGGATTTACTTTAAGAGCTTCAAGTATCTTGTCATACTTGTCAGATAATAATAATTCGTGCCACTCTTTATTGTTGGTAGCAGCTTTTAGGTATTCAAGAGTAATACCTTCTTTTTCCATTGCTGTTCTATCGTTCAGCAAATAGTTTCTCACTTGATTAGTGTTCATAATTACAGTACATTTATTGGGTTAAAAACTTCTATTTTGCAGTATTTATTTTTCATCTCTGCTGCTTTTAAGATGTCATTACGAAATGATTTATTTATAAATCTGACAAGCGCAGCCATTCTGTGTGCTTTTGGTTTCAGATTTAAATCATTGTCAATGTATCGTTGCACTATTTCATCAGCTGTTGCTGTGTGTGCAGGTAGATACTCTTTAATCCAAGTTGGAGTGCTTGTCACTTTTCGAGACTTTATTCTAGTTCTCATAGTTATTTACACGCTATTCATCTATTGTTGATGCCCGAACCGTGTTTGGGGTGGTTAAGTACCTATGTAGGGAATCGAACCCTACTATAATCCAATATAGGTTGTTGTGTCATGTGTAATTGTTTTTTTTTACACACGCTTCAAAAGACTTGATTTTGTCTAAAAAAAAGCCGAACTTTGAGGCCAAATTGGAATGTTACTATTATAAAGGAAACGATAACAAACCAACTTGACCTTAAGCCCAACTTACTTAGTTACTTAAATAAATAATCTAAACACTATAGCGCACAATTTCAAGGTGTTTCCGCTTAAGTAACTGATAATCAGATAGTTCTATATAAATTCTTTTAAGTCGTGTAGCTTTTTAAGCAATTCTACGTTCTCTGACATTCCTTGGTTGTATTGCGACTGCTTATCAACATAGGTATCGAACTTACTTTTTACTTCAAATCTATCTTTGTACATAGAATCTACTTTATCTAATACAGTTTCGAAGTTTTTAGTAGCACCTGTTGCATTATCTAGCGCATCAAAGGCAGCTTTTCCTGCTGTAATAGGGAATGTTACAGTAGCAATTGCGTATTCTTTACGAAACTCCTTGTCTTCTTTTGCTAATTGATAAGTTGCTTTAGCTAGTCCTGTTAATGATTTGAATAATGACATAATAATATAAGTATTAACCTGCGATAGATAGTTAGATAGCAAGTTACGTGCAGGTATTACGTAAAAATGCTAAACAAAGTCCAATATAGGTTGTACGGGTAGTAAAAAATATAGGACATGGTAGGGGGTGTTTAGCATAAAGTATCCCTCTCTCACAAATAAATATAATTTTAGTACATTTGCATTATCAATAATTAGTTATGTTAGATAATCCATATTTACGTATACCCAAAACTCCATCTCAATCTGCTTTTGAAGCTTTAATGGAGGAGAATCAGCTTGTTCAAGGTGTGATAAATATGGCAAATGATTCAAAAAATTCAAAAGCATTAAGTAGAAAAGACCAGTTGATTAATTCTATTGATAAAGTAGTTTCTTATGAAGATCCAAAAAAGCAAGATACGATTAAGAATCTGTTAATTATGACTGCTTTTATGGAGAATAGTTTAGGTGCTAATCCTTCTGCCTATGGTAGAAACTATACACTCTCTCCTATGTCTATAGATGAACCTACGTTTAAAGATATATTGGGATTGAAAGAAGGTGCTTATGATTATACTCCAACGCAAAAGAGATATCAAAAAAGATATGAAGATTTAGGACTACCTTCAGACATGCAGGGTTTAAAGAATTTATTATTACAAGACGATCCAGATGCTTCTATAGCCGTAGCAAGACAAGTATATGGAACTTTTGATGCACCACTACCTAAAAATAATCCAAAAGATTTATTTAATTATTACTATGACCTTTATAATCGAGGTGGTGCTAAAACATACGGAACAAGAGAAAAAGATTATAGAAGGTTTATGGAAGGTTATAATTTATATATAAAATAATGGCAGAAATATTCAAATCACCCTTATTACAAGGTATAGGCATACCATCAAAATTATTTAGTGCTCCAGTTGAAAGAGCAAAGAGTTTGATGCAAAATCCTATGCAAGGCTTAATAGACACAAAAAATCCCACCAGTATGGGTTTAATAGACTTAAGCAATCCCACACGTATGGGTTTAATAAATTCTATTATGAATAGAAGAAGAAGCACAAGTATGGCTAATACTAGTCCAGAGCCAATGCAATACACTAATCCTACATCTCCTAGTGTTCAGGTTAGTCAAAGACCTGGACAAGTAAGACCTATGCCAACAGATAATTTTGCTTTTCAGTCTTTAATGAATCAGCCAAGATCTATGAGGTATAATCAAATGAATCAAGCATCAAACCCTTATATGGCTCAATCTTTAATGGGAATTACTTCTAGATATAATACTGGCGCAAATAATATGTCGCGCTCATAATATAGTAAAATCTTTTTTGATTTTAGTATAAAAAAATCGGAGGCTTCGCCTCCTTTTTAATTTTTATCATTATATATTTGTTGATATGAACGAAGAGTATTCAGGTGACTATGGAAAGGTTTGGATTGTAGGAGATGATGTTTTTGTTTTAGAAAAATACTACGATTACCTTGATGAATTATTTTTAGATGAAGATGCATTGTCTAAAAAAATAATCAATATGAATTTTTCTATTAGTAGAAAATTAATTCTATCCCTTCATAATAAAAACTACCGTAAAATAAATTATTCTAGTGGATACTACGAGCCAAATGGACCTAAAAATATATGGGCTGTAAAATTTGACTTGGAATATCATGGAGAATAGTATATTTTTGTACAATGTATCTTTTGAAGTTAGATAGGCAGGGGGATGTTTATAAACAAGATGATGGGGTTACGGGGGTAACAGAGTTTATAAATGTTTTAAAAGCTGACAAATTGGGTGCTACAGCGATGAAATGGGTGGCGTTAGTATGTGACTATGATAGTCCATATCGACACTTCACAGAATCCGAAAGGATAAAAGCTGTTAGCAAAGATTTATACGGAAAGTATGAATGGTATGGAAGTAAAAGACCTGAAATACTATCCGCTATAGATAAGTATAAAGAGCTACAGTTTGATCCATTGGATGAACAGCTGATAGCATTTAATACAAAGATCAGTCAGTTTACAGAGTATATGAATAATATGCCTATAACTGAAGATACTGCAGAGGGGCTGCAAAAAATAATGATAGGGATTGAAAAGATATATAAAACAAGACAGACACTTGTTGATGCAATTGAAAGACGTGGTGAACGTCAAAAGATTGTGGGTAACAAAAAGCTGTCATTTTTAGAAAGCAAAAAAGATTTGCAAGAAAATATTTAAATAAATAATTAATTAAAATGAAACATCCAAAAAAGAAAAAAAGTTCAATGTATCCTGGCGGTGGTCAATTCAAAAAGAAGCCTAACGCTAACATGCCTAAGCAACAAATGCGTATGGGTGGAAAACTAAAGCCAGTCAATAAGGAAGATAATCCTGGACTAGCTAAACTTCCTACAGACGTACGAAACAAAATGGGCTTTATGGCTATGGGCGGTATGATGAAAGCTGATGAAGATTTTATGTACGGTGGAAAAATGATGAAGAAGATGATGAAAGGCGGTAAGATGAAAGATTCCATGATGTACGGTGGTAAAATGAAGAAAGCTGGACATGGCATGAAGATGAAGAAAGCTGGACATGGCATGAAGATGAAGAAAGGATCTATGTATCCTGGAGGCGGCAGAATGCAGCATGATTAATGTCAAAGAAGCCTCCTAAATTACAAAACCTTCGTTATAGGTTTAACAAATTTATGAAGGAGGGTGATTTTAGTAAAGCGAAACAACTTAGTCGTTATTCTCAGTCTATTCACGGTGTGAACTTAGATGAGGAGTATCATGCTAAGTTGGCAGCTAAAGAAGATCCACGCGATCCTTTTGGTTTAGGTAAAGTAGCAGGGCATAAAAAACAAAAGTATGGCTGATTTTAAAAGAAATTATAATGATGCTGAAGTAAGATCTAAGCATCAATTACTTGTTTTAAGAAAGGAATTGTCTACACTTAGCAGAGGTGATGATGATAAAAGAACAAGAGCAGAACTATTAGATGCCATAGAGGATTTATTTCAAGATAAAATAGTAAACCTTAAAAAACAATCATTTGAAAAAGATATAGATCTTGAAAGCTTAAGAGCCATACTTACTATGATTGTTTTGTCTGTGACTAACTCATCAGATGACAAAGATTTTTCTACAGCTTTTGCTAATGCTATATTTGCTAACACAAGTAAAGTTACATTTCCTGGATTTGGTACAGATTCTAACACAGCATTAAGAGGAAACACTCCAACAATTTCTGCTGACCAAGCTCAAGCAATAGATAATAATACAGCGAAAACAGGTATTACGCAGCAGCAGGTAACAGCTATAAATGATAACTCAGCAAAAAGAGATGCTCGTTTTATTTATCAAACTTTTATAGCAAACTTTAATGGTAACATTAATTCAAAAAGATTTGTGCCTTTGTCAGATGGAGAAACAGAAACAACGAATCCATTAACACGTAGGAATAATTTTATAGCACCTGGCGATGGTATTCTTTACAAAGTTTTAGTAAGAAGTAATGCATCTTTACAAAGTGGTGGTAGCGGAGTAACTTTAACTGGTCAACTGCATAAATATGTAGATGGTAATGACAATAATGTTGTCATTGGTTCAGCCACAACAACAACAGGATCAACTGCAAGAACAAATCAACTTGATTTTTCATCAGTAAATAATAATAATTTTAGAACAGGAGATAGACTTTTGGTTAGCCTACAAGCACCATTAAATGCTAATAAAAATTATTATGTTACCGTAGTTTTTAAAATGGATCAAGCAAGAATAGACTAATGCCAAGAGCTAAAATAGATCCACAAAGATATAGACCAATTATTAATCAAGGACATCCTGATTTAAACCCTGAGTCTGTTGCATATCAAGAATATTGGGAACAAGAACTTGATAGATGTATTAATGGATTTAAACCAAAGGGTATGGATAAAATATCTGGTAAATATTATTTCTATTTAAACTATTATAAAATACTTGGTAACGATGGAACTTCAGGCTCTAGAAAAACTTTAATAAGTCCTTGGTATAGACAAATGGATCACGAGTATTTCAATCTATTTGAAACTTGCAAAAAAGAAGGTAAGGGTATGATAGTTATTAAAGCCAGGGATAAGGGGTTTAGTTACATGAACTCAGGCATGATTTCACATGAATATACATTCTTTCCTTTCAATGATGTAGGTATAGCTGCTGGATTACAAGCAACAGCTGACGCTTTCTTTGATAAAACAAAAAAAGGTCTTAATGGATTACATTCAAACTTTAAACATTCAATTTTAAAAGATACTGACGGTATATTAAGATCAGGATATAAACAGAAAAACAAAGACGGTAAGTGGGAAATAGGTGGATATCAAAGCACGATTATATGTCGTACTATGGATAATCCTGAAGTTTTTAAAGGGGAGCGTGTATCACTTATGGTATTTGAAGAAGCTGGTGAGTTTAAGCATTTAAAAAATGCATACATGTCATCTAAGGCATGTTTCATGGATGGTAATTTGCAATTTGGCGTACCTATTGTTGGTGGTACTGGTGGTGATATAAGTAAAGCTTCAAAAGACTTTATGGATATGTATTATGAAAATGATGCATATAATCTTATACCTATGTTTATACCAGCTTCAAGAGCATATTATGGATACTTTGACATAGACACTGGTGAAGAACAAGTGCAAAAAGCAGAAGAAGTATTATTAGAAGAGAGGGAAAATATTACTAAATCAGGTGATAGAGAAGCGTATAACTTACATATACAAAACTATCCTCTTACAGTTCAAGAAGCATTTTTAAATACTAAAACAGCAAGGTTTGATAATTCACTATTAAACGCACAGAGATCAAGAATATTAGGTAGTAAAGATTATAGAAGTCAAGTACAGCAAGGTTTTTTGGATTGGGAGTTTGATGATAACGATGATTTTGTTGTAAGATGGCGACCTCATCCAGAAGGTCCGTATAAAATATTGGAGCATCCACAACCACAATATAAAGATTTAGATATAGGCGGTATTGACTCTTACGATCAAGATAAAGCTGGAGCTTCTGATTCTTTGGGAAGTGCAATTATTTATCGTAGATTTGTAGACACGGATCATGCAAATGATTATGTAGTTGCAGAATATACTGATAGACCAGAAAAAAAGGAAGATTTTTGGGATGGATGTTTAAAGTTAGCGGTATATTTTAATGCTAAAATGTTGGTAGAATATACCAAAATAGGAATACTTGATTATTTCAAAAGAATGAATGCACTTAAGTATTTAAAAGAAAAACCTGAGTCTGCTCATAATCCTGGAACCAAAACTAAAAATAGGTACGGGGTTCACATGAACAAGCAGGTAAAAGCTTTGATGGAGGATCTTATGGATGATTACATAAGAGAAAACGTTGAGGATATTTGGTTTTTAGATTTATTGGATGAATTAGCAAATTACGGAACTAAGAATACTGACCGTGCTATTGCTTTTGGTTTATGTTTAATTCACAACGTAGATAATTACAGAATACAAGCAAAAACAATTGAATCTGAAACAACTGATATAGGTTTTAAATATTATAAATTAGATAGAAACGGATTACCAAAACAAATTAAATAATGTATAATTCAAGTCAATCATCTTTCCCAGCTCAATTTGTATTAGAGTCTGAAAAAACTGAAGAGTGGGCTAATCAATGGGTAAATGCTGTTGTAGCATATATGTCATATACTGAATCGCCATATAAAAATTCAAGATTGAATGACATTCAAAATTATAATATTTATAATGGTAATCTAGATTTAGAAGATTTCAAATATATTACTGAGCAGTATGGAATGTCCTATCCTGCAAGAATGGTTAACTATCCTATAATATCTCCAAAAATAGATTTATTGGTTGGTGAAGATTTAAGAAGACCAATAGACGTTAAGGTTTCTACAACAAACAAAGAAGCTGTTTTAAGAAAAGAAGATGTAAAAGTCAATCTTATAATGAAACAGCTTACTGAAGAAATACATCAGCAATTTGCAGAAACTACTGGTATTGATATACCTCCTGTTACTGAAATGGAGATTCCTGAAGATATTGATTTATACATGAGATACAACTATCGTGAAATGGTAGAAGAAACAGCGCAAGATGGATTAGAGTATCTTATACAGAAGCACAACTATAGAGACTTATTTAAAGAAGGATTTAGAGATTTACTTGTAACTGGAAAAGAGTTTTTTAAAATATACGACCACAATGGAGATCCGTATGTAAGAAGAGTAGATCCTAGAAATATAGTTTATGAAATAAATGCTCAATCAGATTATTTAGATGATTCGTCTTGGGTTGGTGAAGAAAGATATTTATCATATAGCGAGATACTTGATGAATTTAGAGATGAGCTAACTAGAGAAGATTTAGAGGAGTTATCAGCTATGTATCAAATAGGTGGCTATGATGACTTGCAAAGATATAATGATCCTTTTGATTGGATAGATTATCAAGAAGGTCAAGAAGTAAAGATACGTGTTGTATCTGTTGAATGGAAATCTATCAAAGCTCTTAGATTTAAAATGTCAGAAAATAAATTTAATCCAGAGCGACCATTTATGAAGCAAGTAGCTGATGATTACAGACCTCGTAAAAACGAAAAGTTAGTAACTCGCTATGTAGATGACATTTGGGAAGCTACTAAAATAGGTGGTAAAATACTTGTTAGAGCAAGACGTAGGCCAAATCAGGTTCGATCTGTCGATGATGCTGGTACAACACCTTTGTCATACGTAGGTTGCGTAAGGAATAATTCTACTGGTAGATGTATATCTATGGTTGATTTATTGAAAAATATACAAATGTTATATAATATTGTTATGTATCAAATAGAACTTGCTATGGCTCGTTCTGGTGGTAAGGCAGTAGTATATGATGTATCTCAACTTCCAACAAATCTTGGAATGGATATGCAAACTGTATTGTATCACTTAAAAACAGATGGTATAATTCCAATTAATTCAAAAGAAGAGGGTAATCAGTTAGCATCATTTAATCAGTTCCAGCAAATAGATTTTACTCTATCTAATTCAGTCCAACAGTTGATTAACCTTAAAATGATGTTAGAGCAAACTGCTGGACAAATTTCTGGTGTATCACCTCAGCGTGAAGGTGCTGTAGGTCAATATGAGTATGTAGGTAATGTGCAGCGTAGCGTTATACAGTCAGCAACAATAACCGAAAGTTTATTTTACTCTCATCAAATGGTTAAGAAAAGAGTATTTGAGAGAGTATGTAATTTAATGAAGATTTGTTGGGCAAATGGTAAGAAAGCATCTTATATACTTGGAGACGGTGCATTTAAGTTTTTATCTATTATGCCTGATATTTCTATGCAAGACTATGGTATCTTTATAGGAGACTCTGGTAAAGATGATGCTATGCGTCAACAACTTCAAGGTATTGCTCAAGCAGCTCTACAAGGAGGTCAAGCAACATTACTTGATATTATCAAAGTATTAAAAGCTGATACCTTTACAGAAGCAGAACATATTCTTGAACGAGCTATGGAAGAAATTAAAAAGCAACAACAAAATCAAGCAGAGCAACAACAAGCTATGCTACAAGCCCAAGCGCAAGCCGATCAAGCTGCTTTTGAAAGACAAGTTCAACTTGAAGAAATCAAAAATAAGGCAAAAGTTGAAGTAGCTAAAATTCAATCTGAGACAGATTTAGCTATAGCTGATATGAAGGATGATTTAGCAAGAGAAACTTCAGATGTTTCACATACTGTAAAAAACAAACAAATATTTTTACAGAAAAAAGCTGAAAATGATGCGAAAGTAAATTTGTCAAAAGAACAAGATGAGGCTCAAAATCAAACTGTAAGCCCACAGCGAAAAGAAAGAATACAGCAAACTATTAGAAATTCTTAGTATATTTGCAAAATTAGGGAACAAAAAATTTAAAAATATGTCAGAAGAACAAACAAATTTAGTAGAAGAAACTTCGCAAGAAGTAACACAGGAGTCACAGTCCGAAGAAAGTACAGGTGAAAAGAAATTTGATCCGTTAGCTTTTGCTACCGATCAGATGATGGAACAATTTCAAGGCAAGTATAATGAAGAAGCAGCAGATAAAGCAGATGCAAGTCAACAGCAGGATTCTGTTGAAGATCAATCGTCTGATGAATCTGATGCGTTTTCATGGGATAGCATTGAAGTTGAAGAACCACAGCAACAAGATCAGCCACTTGAAGAAGACTGGGATGCCAATTTTGAAACAGAGTCTAATACTGAAAATGAAGGCGAAGAAAAAGCTGGAGAATTAGACTGGTCACGATTTGCAAAAGAATTAGGTGTTAAAGGAACCAGCAAAGAAGA